GGCACGCAGCCAAACGTCGCGATTGTTGTTCGTAATCCGGTGGAGCGATTTCGCTCCATGATTGCTCATCGTCATCTTGACGTTGCCGCACAGCTTGATGTGCCGTTGTACGGACCACTTCCGCAAGGCACGTTCGACCGCTACTTCCGCTTTGAGGATCAGCTTTGCGACGCCGCTGCGTGGCTCGGCCTGCCGACGCCGCTCCCGCAGGAGGGCGCGACCGAAGAGACCGACAAGCCAACGCTAACGGCAGAGCAGGAGTCACGTGTGCGCGAGATTTACGCAACAGACATCGCTCTCTGGGAGTCGCTGCAATGACAGATCACGAGACCATCACCGTCGCCATTGCCTACATTGCGCTTGCGCTTGTTGGGCCTTTCATGATCTCGATGCTGTTGCGCTGGGCTGAAGGCGACGAAGCCAAGAATCTTGCCTGTGAAATAGGCGCAGCACTTGAATCGTTGCAGAAGTAACGGCACATCGGCAAAGCCTGTTCAAGAAATGCGAGGTGTTGGGTGTCGAACAAACTGCGGACAATTGCAGACGCGCTTGCAAGTGGTCTATCGACGAGCGCAACCGTTTCTTCATCCGCAACAGTCGAGCGCAAAAACTGGGCGACAATCGACGCGGCAGATATGGATCAAGCCGTTGTGCTAATTACCCCCGGCGGCATTGACGTGCAGCGCATCGGCAGAAATGCGTGGCAGTCAGACTACACCGTGTATGTGTTTGTCGGCAGGCAGTGCAACACCGATACGGATGTCAACAACACGATCGATCTCGCGGACGAAGTCATGTCGCTGATCAAAAAACACAGTTGGTCTGCAACGGTAACGTGGCCCGAAAACGTACTGGGCGCAAACTCTGTCACGATCGAAGTCAATCCAGACGATGCGCTGAATGAACGCAACGTCTGGCGAGGCGTGATCACTGCTGTGTATCGCGTTGCATCTATAGAGAACCCGTGAGGAAGAAAGCAAATGGCCGGGATCGTTGTCATCGACCCGTCGTTTTTTGGCGGCAAGAAGTCGCAGCCTTCGCGCTTCACGCTGAATGTGCGCGGCAAGTTTTTTGACAAAGCAAAAATCAAGCGTCTGCTTGATGACGCAAACCACAAAGCGTTGTCGAAGTGCGGTGTTCAAGTGCAGTATGCAGCGCGCCGCGGGATCGGGCAAAAACCACCGTCGCGATCGAAGGCGTGGGCAAAGAAAATTGGCATGGGCAACGCTCGCGTCATCGGGAATGGTCTGTATCGCGACATTACCCCGTACAACTCTGGCAAGCCTCGCGCAGCAGGTTCGCCCGTCAAGTCGTGGAACCCGAAACGATTTCTCTATCGATCTCTGATGTTTTATTGGGAGCAGTCGCGCAAGTCTGTGGTCATCGGGCCAGACAAAGCACCGTGGCTCGCTCGACTCCACGAATTTGGCGGGACGCAGCGGCTTCAAGCCTACGCGATCGGTGTCGAAGCGGCTCGCATCGCAAAGAAGCGGCGCGACAAAGGCAGAGCAATCGCGACATACGCAAACGGAACGCCAAAGATGGGTGCCGTGCTGTGGTCATCGCGGAGCATACGCGCGGGCAGCTTGTGGACGCGCCTCGGCGTGTCTCGCTCTGTTCGATACCCAGCTCGCCCGTACATGGGCAGTCAGTCAGTGAAGACCCAAATCAGCAAGCTGCCGGAACAGTTCAGAAACACCATCAGCGGGCCGGGAAAGCCGATCTGATTTGCCACAGGTGGTACGAACGTCGACCGCGCCGGTTAGCTTACAAGCACAGAACCAACCAGCGAGGAAACAATGCCAGAAGTCACCACATCGACGATTCTACTTGGCAAAAACGTGACGATCACAGGTGTCAGCAACGCGAGAAGCTGCACTGTGACCAACAGCGCGAATGAAATCGACGTAACAAAGCTCGGCGACACGTCGCGCAAGTTTCGCCGTGGAATCATCGAGCAGACGATTGAACTTGAGTGCGTTGATGTTCCAGGCGTTTCTGCGGGTGGCAGTTTCACGATCAGCGGCACTCAAACCGGCAACGCCACCTACACATGCACGTCTGTAAAGCGTGACGAGCCGCTCGATGGCATTGTCACCTATACCGTTTCCGGTACTCGCGCCCCCACTTGATAATACGGAAAGGCAATAACACATGGCAATCTCTCTTGGTCGATCTGCTTCCAGCGCACCTGTCGGCACAAACATCATCTCCGCAAGCTATACGGAGGAGTGTGAAGTCATCGACGTGTCGAATCGAACCAACGCCTCGGGAGGCTACAAAGCCGGTCAGGCTGGCTTCGTCACGAAAACGTGGGAGATCGAGTGTCACGACGCTTCGGCTTTAGTGTCAAGCATGACAACCATCGGCACCACCGGCTCGTTCAACGTCATGTCGGTGACTGAAAACATTTCGGTCGATGGTGCCGTTACTTACTCGGTGACGGCAAAAGAATTCTGACGTGGCAATTACGCTTGGCAGAAATTGCGCCGTGAACGTTGGCGGCAATGTTGCCAGCGCGCGCAACGTTACGTTCACAATGCAGGCAAAAACAATCGATGTCGATGAGTTTGGAGTGCGCGAGGCAGCGACGCATTCGGTCGGCTGGGAAGCGACCGTGTCTGTTGAGCTAAACGACGCACAAAATCTTGGCACGATCATGAGCGATCTGATGACCGGAACAACGATGTCGGTGTCAGGCGGCGCGGGCGGGTGGTCATTTACCGCAGTGCCTATCAGCATTTCTGAAAACGACCCCGTCGACGGCGTCGCGACGTTCACGGTCGAGTGCAAATTGGCGCGCTTAGGATTGAGGTCTTCCGGTGGCTAGAGAATTTCGCGACGATCAAGGTCGCCCGTGGCTTGTGTCTCTCACTGTTGAATCCGCAAAGCGAGTGAAGGCGTGCGTGCAGATCGCCAACGAAGAAGGCAAGCAAGTTCCTTTTGATTTGCTCGACACTGCCATCATCAACCAAACGATCACCGTTCTGCGATCGCAGTTCATCGTGGTCGGCGAAGTGCTGTGTGCGTTGCTCGACAAGCAACTTGCCGATCGAAGCATTACGCGAGAACAGTTCCTAGATGGGCTGCGCGGAGACGCGCTCGACGAAGCGCGGAAAGTTGTCGAGGAAGAATGGATTGATTTTTTCCCGAACAGCCTCCGAAAGATGATTCGTCTGATGGCACAGAAGATGAGCGAAGTGCATCAGATCATGATGGATCGCGCGGAGGCGCAACTAGAAAACGTGACGATCGAAGCTCTGGTCGAACAGTCTGGCGAGCAATCTACGAAGCAGCCGGAATCATCGGCATTGACCCAAGCGGATGGACATACCGCGAACTCTGCATTGCAAGAGATGCCCGCCTAGAAAGCGATTGGTGGCACACCGCAAACCTGTTGTGCCAGACATACAACGTCAACAAGTCAAGCACAAAGCCACAGGCAGAGCCAAGTAAGTTTCACCCATTCGTAAAGAAGAAAAAGCCAAGACAGGCAACGCCAGAAGAAATCGAAAAACTGCTAGGGCCGAACTGGAACAAAGGTTGAAAAATGTCTGGTTCAGCGGTCAGGCAGGGTGGCGTATACATCGAGATCGGTGCTGACCCGCGCAAGTTTTTTGCAGCGGTCGGCAAGGTCAACGCTCGCATCGGCCAGATGGGGCGGCAGCTCGCGTCAGCGGGCGCGGGAATTGGTGGCATCGGTCTTGGCATGGTCGCGCCATTCGCCGCGTCTGTTGCCGCTGGCACCAAGTTTCAAGACACGTTGCTGAACATTCGCGCATCGACAGGCGCAACCGCTGCAAGCATTGAAGAAGTGCGCTCGGCCTCGATACAGATGTCGCAGGCTCTTGGCATCGGCCCAACTGAAGCAGCGCAAGGAATGCTTGAACTGCTGAAGGCTGGCATGGGTCTGCCGGAGGTTCTTGCTGGTGCTGGCAAGGCTGCGTTGGAGTTTGCAAAGGTTGGCGGCATCGACGTGCCAACTGCCGCGGTCGTGATGAATGACGCGATGAACGTCTTCAAGGTGTCAGCGGATGAAGCCGCAAACACCATCAGCGCGGCAGCGGATTCGTCAAGCACGTCAATTGCGTCGATGGCTGAATCGTTTGCGATGTCATCTGCTGTTGCTGCTCTCGCCAACCAAAGCATCGGCGATTTGTCCGCTGCTCTTGCCATCCTCGCCAACAACGGCGTGAAGGGCAGCGACGCAGGCACGTCAGTAAAGACAATGTTGCTGCGACTTATGGCACCGGCAGATGAAGCGGTTGGTGCGCTTACAAGCATCGGCTTGAGCATCAATTCGTTTCGTGATGCTAACGGCAAGATGCTGCCGATGGTTGACATTATTCGCACGCTCAACGGTGCGCTTGGCAACATGGACAAGGCGGCACGCGATGACATTTTCCGGCGCATCTTTGGCAGCGATGCCATTCGTGCTGCTGCCATCCTCACCGAAACGGGTGTTGAAGGTTTCGGGAAGATGACAGACGCGATGAAGAACGCTCTACCAGTTGGCGACAAGTTCAAAATTCTGATGAGCGGAATGGCTGGCGCGGGCATTGCGTTGCTTGGCGCGCTTGAGCGTCTGTCGATTGCGGTCAGCGACGCGATCGGGCCAGCCATCGCAAAGACTGTGCCGATCTTGCGAGGCTTTATCGACGGCATCACCAACTTCGTCACAAAGAATCCGAAAGCCGTGGAGCTGATCTACAACATCGCCGCGGGAGCAATTGCCGCTGGTGCCGCAATGGTTGTTGCGGGAACCGCAATTTCGGTTGCAAGCTCGGCAGTCGGAACGCTTCTCGCGGTCACTGGCGCGGTGATTGCGCCGATAGGGATGATGGGCGGCGCAATTGCGCTTGCCGGTGGAGCGTTTGCGTCTGTGATTCCCGGCTTGGTTGTTGGCGCGCAGGCCGCTGGCGTTGCCATGATTTCCTTTGGAACGGCAACGATCGGTGCGATGACCGCTGCGGGCGCAGCAACGATCGGTGCCATGTCTGCCGCTGGCTCGGCTGTTGCTGGATTCGCCGCGTCTGCGTTTGCCCCCCTTCTACGCTTTGGCGGCGCGCTGCGCGGCGTGTTTATGAGTCAATTTGCCATCGCTCGATTCGTTGGCAAGTCCATGACCGGGGCTTTCACGACTGCCTTCAGCAAGATGCTAATGAGTGTTGGGCCGCTTCGCGCTGCGTTCACGCAACTTTCTTCGCTTGCTCTTGCGATCGGTTCTGACGTTGTTCGCGCCGTTGCCCCAATCGGAGCGGCGATCGCCCCGGTTGCAAGTGGGTTTGTGGATGCGATTCGCTCGATGGGTGCGTGGGCTGCGGCGACCGCTGCTGCCGCTGGGCAATACATCGCAAGGATGGCAGCGGTTGTCGCTGCCACCGTCGCATCGGCTGCGAGAGTCGCCGCAGCGTGGGCGACTGATCTTGTTGCCCCGGTCATCACGGGCGTTTCAAACGTCATCGCACAGATCGGCAGATACATCGCGTCGATGGCTCTTGCAACGGGGGCGACCATTGCCAACGTGGCGCGGATGGGTGCGGCGTGGGTGGCAAGCCTTGCCCCCGCCACCGCGGCGTGGGCTGCTTCTGCCGCGGGGTCGATCGGTCGTTACATAGCCTCGACGGTCGCTGCCGCAGCCGCTACGGTCGCGAATGCCGCCCGCATCGCGGTCGCATGGGTTGCCAGCGGTCTGCCGGGGCTGGGGGCGTTTGTCGCGGGATCGGTCGCAGCACTCGGCACCTATCTGGGGGCCGCTGCTGCCGCTGTGGCGGGTTCTGTGGCAAGCGCGACCGCTATCGCGGCTGCGTGGCTGGCCCCCGCTGCGCCCATCCTAGCGATCGTAGGGGCAATCGGGCTGGCTGGGGCTGCTGCGTACAGTTTTGGCGGGACGATTCGCAACGCTCTGTCTGGCATCGGTGATCTTGCTGGGCAAGCGGGCGCGATGATTGGCGAAGCGTTCAACGCAGTTGTCGCAGATGCCACCATCGTTTTCGGTGATCTTTGGAAGACGGCGACCACCACATTTACCGGCATCAGCGAAGCGATCACGAACGGCGATCTATCCGGCGCAATGGATATTCTGTGGGCGGGTCTTCAAGCCGGTTGGCTGCGCGGTGTCGAGGCTCTGATGAGCTATGTTGACCCGTGGATTGCCGCTTTTCAAAACACGTTCACATATCTCGGCACAGAAATCGCCGTGACGTGGGACACGCTGTGGACAAACATCGCAGCATCGTTCAACACGTTTGGCGCATATCTGCAAGGCGCGTTTGACAACATCATCAACCCAATTCTCGCTTCGTGGGATGTGCTGGAAGCTGGCATTCGCAAAGCGTGGATTCGAATCAGCGGCATCTTCAAGAACGCTGAAGACAAGCAAGCCGCGCTTGATAGCGTCGATGCCGAAATGAAGGGGCGCGCTGATCAGCGTGGCAAAGAGCGACCGGGGGTCAACGGTCGCGTCGCGCAAGCAGAAAATGAAAACGCTCAAGCAGCGAAAGACTCTGAAGCTCGCACGCGAGCCATGCGCGAGGGCGCAGACGCGACGGCGCAGGGCAGGCTCGACGCGAACGATCAGCGAAAAGCAGATCGTCGAGCGGAAACTGTTGCCGCGGAAGGTCGCCTTGCTGGCATGGCGCAGTCGCAGACAGAAACGCGACAGGGCAGAAGCACGGCCGACACGCTCATCAATCAGCTTGACAGTGCATCGTCGATGGATGAATTGCGCACGATTGCGGCAATGATTCACGATATGAACGCGCGCGGGCTGCTCACAAATGAGCAGATGACAAACTACCAAAACAAGGTGGACGCATCCGCGGAGCGCATTCAAGAAGCGGAAAGCGGAAAGCCAACTGACGCGGCAAAGGAAGCAGCGGGTCGAGGCGCAGCAGACGCATCGCAAAGCAAAACCGAAATGGCTGGCACGTTCTCAGCCAGTGCTGCGCTCGGCATGGGTTTTGGAACAACGCTTCAAGAGCGCATTGCAAAGGCAGCAGAGCAAACAGCAGTCAGCACAAGCCAGATGGCGGCAGATGGCGGCGGGAGGTTTAGCTAATGGGAACATGGCTTGAAACAAACGGAAGCCGATCTGCCACCATTCACCGCAAGGGGAAAAAAGCAGAAAGCACGCTGACAAAAACCTTTCGCGCGTTTGGCTACTCTGACGACGCTTCGCTTCACGCTTACGCGAACACGAAGTTCACGTCAGAGCGATTCGTTCAGATTGGCGACTATCAGATGATGGTCGAATCGTACAGCGTCGCACACGTTGCTGATGACGTTTGGGACGTGACGGTGACTTATGTGAAGACAGGAGCGGATGACACGAATCCGCTGCGACGCACTCGATCGTTTGACACTGGCGGCGCAACTGCGCACATGACGCAAGCCATCCCGTCAACTACATACCCAACTGGTGAACAGCGATTTCCCCCCGCTGCGCCAGATCAAAAGGGTGCGATCGGCGTCGATGGCGAGCGAGTGACGGGCATCGACATCGTCACGCCAGCGTTGACGTGGACAGAATCGTATGACGTGCCAAGCACCTATGTCACCGCAACTTACATCAAGACTCTCGCGGAGCTTACGGGCACCGTGAACGAATCAACGTTCAAGTCGTTTGCCGCTGGCGAGGTTCTGTTTATTGGTTGCTCTGGCTCGCAGGAATGGGATATCGAGAAAGGTGACGGGCCTTGGAATCTCTCCTACAAATTCACTGCAAGCGGTAACTGCGGCACCGGCAAGACATACCCCGCGCTTGTGCTTGGCGACGTGACAGGCGTTGAAAAAGACGGTCACGATTTTCTGTGGATCACATACGAAGCAAAAGTCGACTCGACAACGAGCAAACTTTTGCGCGTGCCAAAATATGTGTATGTAAACAAGGTCTATCGACGCTCAAATTTTTCAAGGCTAGGCATAGGGTGATCAGATGGAGCGCGGAGGCGGCAGGGTAGAGCAAGGTCAGAGAATCCGCGGCGCGCTTTCCGCGCAGGCGTGGAATCGCGCGCAGCAAGCTGCCGACATTGTGCTTGGCGCAGTGCCGGAAGTGGGAGTTGTGCCGCTCCCAAATCTGTCGCGTTGCTTGACGATGCCAATGTTGATCACATCCCCATACACAGGCACAGGCTCAGACACTTTTCCTCCCGGCAGCGTTGTCACTTTTGACACTCGCGCATCTGGGACCACAGCAAGGCGAACGTCTGGCACTCTCGGCACTGCGCTTACGTCTCCTTACGGAGAATATTTTGAGATGCCGAGCGCGAAGGCAGTGCTTCATGAGCCTAACGGCATTACGCCACTTGTTTCCCCAATCACAACGCTACCGTGGGGAGTGACGGTTGAAGGAGGCAAGAAAAATGAGTCGATTGTCAATGTGATTGTGCGTGGAGTCGCCCCGGTGCGCATTCGTTCGATGACCTACAGCGGTGGGCCGAGCCACTTCTACGCATTTCCAGCCATTCGCAGATCGTCGCAAGAGACTCTTGCGCAGTTGACCGGCATCCTAGAAACGACGCAATGCGCGTGCGACAACGCAGCGCAGATCGTATTTATGGAAGGCGGCACGTCAGCAACGTCTGGTGGTAGCGAAACGGCTCAAGTGTTTTGGGGGCTTGTTGTCATCTAATGTCAAAGTGGCTCACGGCAACTGGCGCGTTTAAGAGAATGTCAGGCAGTTGGTTGCCAGACTCAGACCGCTTTCTGTACGAAAAAACGGACAGAATTTTCCGAAAGCGCAACACATACCCAATCATTGAGCAGGTTGGTGGTGGTGTTGCTGGTCAAGCGGCTTCAGAAAGCGCGCGCATTCTGTTCTGGAATGAGACGTGCAAGCTGTGCGAAATAAATCTAGCAACAGTTTTTATCCGCACTGGTTTAGCCAACACTGGCAAGCTCGTCTTGACCATGTCGCACGACAAAGATTTTGACTCTGGTTGGTTTGTTGCAGTCGAATCGACCGCGTCACAGATTACTGTGCCTGCGCTGACCGCGCTTGATGGCAGCGCGCTTCGCACTGGCCACAGAGTATCAAGAACCCACACGCGCAGATTTGACGGCGAGGCAATTCAAGAAGATTCAAGTTTTATTGAGTGGCGTTTTCCTTCCTTAAACGTAATCGGCTTTTCTTCTGATTCGGTGACGGACCCATATTTTGACAACGTCAACACATTCAACCGGCTTGGTTCGCTTGGGTTGTATAATTATTATTCATATGGTGAGTCACGTCTGTGGGTCATGCAGACAGCATCCCCAACGGCTTCCGATCTCATTCAATTCAATGTCAGAGCTTTTAAGGTGACGTGCGGCACTGTGTCTTCTGGTTCTCTCACAACACTTTCAACTCAAAGCGTATGGACGGGCATCAACACAGCGCAGGTATCTGATGGCTGGGGGGAAATGTGGCTCGGCCTTGGAGACAATTTCATCAAAGCCGGTCTTGGCAAGAACGTCTTTCTCCCAGAGATGACGCTGACTAATCTGCAACGCGACAGAATGCAGCAGAATGATCGCTATTGGAAAGTCGAAGCAATTCCCGGTGACATTCTCACAATAAAATCGCTGACAACATCTGAAAGCGTGCAGACTTCTTGTCTTGCAGCACCGGCGGCAAGCGGCACAATGGTTCTTGGCACGCACGTCACGCAATCACCAAAGGCTCGCACGCAACGTGCTTCGCTCGTCACTTCGCCGCAAGGCTTGATCTGGGCGGGTGGCGTTCTTCCAGGCATCAACGAAAGCCACACAAAAAAAGCCGCTCGCACTCCTGCGACCGTTTTCCCTTTTGAACAGCCGCCGCAGGCAATCGCTCTCTCAATTGGTGCTGCCAAAGCAAATCCATCATCTCTTACTGCAATCTTCACAACAACGGCATCGACTAATTCTGTTGACGGCGCAACAGGAAAGCTTGTGACAACACCTGCGTCAATGGATGACGATGCGCTCAAGCCAATTGTGACAGCAAGGCAAATTATTTCTCAAGATGAAACGGGTTTGATTGGAAGAACATTTACAAGTTTTTACGGCACGGACTCCACGCAAGTGCCACAAAACGCACCTTGGCAGGGAGTGTTTGCCGATGATCTGGCATTGATGCAAGCAACGCCACCTGAGTCACCAATCAATTGGACTGCTGGATATTACTATGGCGGCAGCAATCAAACACAGCAGTGGACAACATCAAAGACAGACAGCTACACGCTAGAGGTTGAATCTCTTGCCGCGTTGCCATACGCGCTTTGGGACGGAACGTACGTTGCAACAAACGTCATGCCAGACGGCACGCCTTCCGCGCCAGATTACTTTTACGCATCACCAGAGCTAGACGGCATACAAAGCATTCCCACGCTTTCTAAGCCGGGAGTGTTGAGCGCCGTGAATAATGCTTATGGGTCGTCACTTGTCGGCGATGGAATGGGGTACGGATACGGCGACATCACGCCAATTTGGTCTTGGTCACACGGCATACCGTTTCTTCACTCAGACAGAGAATGGTGGGGCCGCGTTATTACCTCTGGGGCTTTCGGGCAAACTACAGTCATTGAGATTGACACGTCGTACCACAAGGTTCAATACAGAGCAGACACGCTGCAAGACAAAGAAATAGCCGGATGGAAGCGCGGCACAGTGACGCACGCAAACACGACAGCCAAATTGTCGGCGCAAGTAAATATCGAAGCAACCAGAACGCTGATACAAATCGTTTCGCTTGAGCAGGCTAAATCTGAGGGGTGGATAACTGGCTCTTCAAACCAAGTCACTGGAACCCCCGAGCCGCGATCAGAGTTCTACAAGGCGACTACAACAAAGTTTGATGACTACATGACAAGGCTTTGCGCGGCCGCGAAAGTGACGGTCGTGAAGTCTTGTCGATACATACCGCAACAAACTCAGATGTTCATGCAAATCAATCGTGAAACATATGCAGACGAGAACAGACTGCCGGGAGGCTGGGGGTATTATGGCGGCACGGTTCCAGAATCCGACAAGCTAGAAATGCTTGATCAATACGAATCCGGCACCGTTCGCTATCTAAACGAGCCAACAGGAGGGTCGATCACAGTCTTTCTTCGACGCACTTGGCAGATAGAAGCGGTCGTTGCAACTGGGTCGCCAACATACAAATCTGCGGAAGTCGTTGATGACAGCCTTCAAGTCCAAAGTGTTGTTGGAGTCTCGAATTATTATTCTGGGCCATTGTCACCTGTTACAACAACTTTTACCGGCAAGCGCAAGGCTCGATTTGGCGTAGAGTTTGACATTGAAAACGCTGAAACAATCACGCATCTGATGAATCACCAGCAAATTGAGCAGAGGACATTTAGGTTCACGGAGGCAGAGTGGGATCAGCTAGAAGCTGGTGGCACAGTTGAGAAAGACGTTTATGCTGCAAGCGCGTCACGGCTTAGTGATCCAACTGGAAACGCATACAGCGCGGAAGACGTCAGATACATCAACACAACGACCAAGGTTGCTTTCCAATTCACATGACTTGAACGCTTTCGCTGCAAAGATGGGCAATTTGCGGCAGTGGACTCAGATCGAATTGCCTGGAAAATCATCGCATGGCTCGCAGGAAAAGCATTGTCGACATAGGCGGCAAGCGTTGGCGACTGCTTCGCTGCCGCGTGCCTTCTGATCGATACGGTGACTGCTGCTACTCGACAAACACAATTCGCGTGTCTGAAAAACTTCACGGCGAAGAACTGCTGAATGTTCTGCTTCACGAATTGATTCACGCGCGGTGGCCTGACGTGAGCGAAGAAGCGGTGATTGAATTTGCCGACGAGCTATCCGGTGTTCTTCACGCAGAAGGGTTTCGACAACCCGATGATCATGAGGAATAGAAAATGAAACTTAGCGACAAGATTCGCAAGGCACTTCCAGCTCGCGCGGGCGGTGTGCGACCGTGGCACGAAACACTGCCAGCGGAAACGCGCAAAGAGCTTGAAGAAATCAAGCGCGATTGGCACAGCGGCAAACTGACTTCACCGAAATGGACTCTGGCGCGGACGATCAGCGCAACCCTAAAGCAGGATGAAATTACAACCATCGGCACATGGGGGGTGGTGAGATGGCTAGAGCAAGTTTGAAGTCGCAAGTCGCCAGCAAGATTGAGCAAGCCAGTAGGCTCGCCGCCGACGCAGAGATTGCAAGGCTGCGCGCGGAACTTGCTTCGTATCGAGGCAGATACAAAACCGCGCTGGCGCAGATCGACGCGGAGCGCGGGCGAGCAGACGCGATCGCTGGGCTGGCTGGGATCAAGCCAAAAAAGATGCCGACAAAGTCGCAAGGCACCGGGAAGCACGGCGCGACAATGATCGTCATGCTCTCCGATTGGCACGTCGAGGAGCGCGTTGACCCTGCCACCGTAAATAATCTGAACTCATTTGATCTCGACGTGTGCGACAGGCGAATCGGTGAACTGACAGAGCGTTTTGCGGCTTTGCTTGAACACGAACGCAGACTTGCCGACATCAAGCGCGTTGTTGTCTGGCTCGGCGGCGATTTCATTTCGGGACACATCCACGAAGACACGGCAGAGATGGCGCAACTGGCCCCCCTGTCTGCAATTCGCTGGGCCGGGGAAAGAATTGCCGGTTTTATTGACGTGGCGGCAAAGTTGAGCGATTCGGTGATCGTTGCAACAAACTCTGGCAATCACGGCAGATCGACCGACAAGCTGCGGGTAGGCACCGAAATGGATCACAGCTTTGAGCAGCATTGTTATCTGACGCTGGCGGCAGCGGAGACGCGATCGCACGTCAGATGGCAAGTCGGCACGTCAATGCTCAACTACATCGACCTCGATGGCTTCATCGTTCGCACGACCCACGGTCATCAATACAAATACAGCGGTGGGATCGGTGGCATACACGTCCCGGTTTCGAAGAAAAACGCCGCGTGGAATGCGGTTCAGCGCGCCGATCTGACGCTGTTCGGTCACTGGCATCAATTCAGTTGGTTGCGCGCCGGTCGCTATGTCAGCAACGGGTCGCTGATCGGTCACTCGGCATACGCAACAAAGATCGCCGCCAGTTTCGAGCCGCCATGTCAGGCGTGCGTGGTGGTCGATCACCGGAGGAACGAAGTCACGAAAGCGATGCCCATATTTTGTGATCGCGACTTGCAACGAAAGCCACCATGCAAACGCAAGACCCCGCATATCTCCAAGAAGCAGAATTCAGAGCGCGCCGCTTCTCTGGCGCGTACACTGGCACATCCGGCTCCCTAGCGGCAGACGTTCTTCGTTTGCTGAAAATCATTCGTCAACAGCAAAAGGATATTGCGACAATGCAGGAACAACTTCAACACGCCAGCGACATTCCTTCGAACTGGATTCTCCGCGGTGAAGCTGAACTGAAAAACTCAAGAGGTTCGGAAGCAATTCGAATCACAGGCGACGGCATTCTTGCCGCGCC